GGACATAGAATATCTCGGAGAATGCCTGGCCCTGTACCCGGTACTCTTCCACCCGGCAGCTACGCGGATCGGTCCAATGCAGCGCGGTGACTTCGGCGCGATCGTTGCGCTGCGCGATCCAGTAGCTATTCCCGGTCAGCAACAGTGACCGGATCAGATGCACCAGAAAATCGCTCGGCGTCTGGTACGGATTAGGCGCCCGCAACAGCCGCGCCAGCGCCGAGGTGGTGATGTTCTCGGTGCCGCCGTTGTCGAGCTCGAGCCGGTGGAACCCCGGTAGTTGAGCAATGGCGCGGATATAAGCCCACACGCACGCCTCGACGATCGACGAGGACGGATAACCGCACGGATCGATGTCGCACTGCCAGAAGTTCCATGGACTGCCAGCCGGGATCACGCCGCCGTTCACGGTGTAGGGCCCGGCGTGCCAATTGCCCTCCCCGGCCGGGTTGGCTTTGACCTGGCGCGGCGTGATCAGCCGCGCCAGGGATTGCATCAGGCTGTTCGCCATCAGCGTTTGGCGGCCGGCTTGCTCGGCTCGGCGGTCCCGCGCGTGGCATAGCCGGCGCCGCCGTGCTGCGGTTCTGGCGTCATGGCGCGCTTGCGAGCTTCCCCGCCTTCCGGCGGTGGGGTTTCATCCGGCTCTTGCCCGGCCGCCTCCCAGGTCGCCGTTGCCCACGCATGCGAGGCATCCCACGCGCTTTTGCGTTCCTCCTCGCTCAACTCGTCGTGCTGGTATTCCGTCCACACCGGGTTGCGCGCCCAATGGTCATTAATGGCCGCGCTGCCTTCCGCCTCTTTCACCGTTAGCCGCTGGCCGCGGTACGGTCCCATGATGGCCTCGATCATCACGTTGCCGGCGGCGTCCGCTACCAGCGGGGTTTCCTTCATCTCCTTCTGGCGGTCGGCCTCGGCTTTCTCGCGCGCCTTGCGATCGTCCTCGGCCTGCGCCACGCGCTTCTGCTCATCCTGTTTGCGCTCGTCATCGGTTCTAGTGTCATCTGCCATTTGTGATCTCCTGTTAGAATGATATTACCCAGGTTACATAATGGCGTTCGATCACCAGCTCACGCTTGCTATGGTTTGGACCATTCCCGTTCGCCTCATTGCCCAAGTTACATAGAGGCTCATCCGAACAGCTACCGCATCGGTCTGGAATAACGAGCGCATCGGCGCCGCCACCACATTTGGCGAACCGGTGGCGGCCAGCGCCAGCGGCGTCGTATCCTCCTCATGCAACGTCGCATCGGTCGACACCGCAAACCGCGGCGCGTCGCCATTGGCGGTAGCAAAATCCGCCGCGTCGATCGCGATCACCCGTCCTGCCGGAACCGTCGAACTGATGATCACCCGGCTATTGAACCTGGCCGCCGCCGCCTGCGCGCTATCGAACAGGAAATCGCCGGTCGTGGTGGTGACCACGCCCATTGAAATCGCTTGGATCGGATTGACGAGCAGCACGATGTTGCGACCGCCGCCCGCCGCGACGATCGCCCCCACCAGCGCCTTGAGGTCGGCCACCATCGCCGACGCCGCCGGTGTCAGCACCGAGGCCGTGATCGGCGTCACGCCGGCGAGCAATCCGGCCGGACGAATGCCGGCCGAGGCTGCGGTGGCGTCGATCAGATAGGTATCGAGCGCCTCTGAGGTGTCATCGCTCATCGCCTGGCGAATGATCTGCTCGATCGACTGCGGACTGTATTGCGCCATTTCCTCGGTGAACGTGGAAATCACCGCCATTTTGGTCGGTGCCAGCGTCACGGTCGTGAACGACGCCCGCCGAACCGGCTTCGGCGCACCTTCCGCCACCCAATTGCCAGCCAGCCGGACCCCTGCCGGCGAGGCCGCGCGAACCGGGATTTTCAACACCCCGGCATTGCCGAACGTGTAACGGACGCCGGCATTTGACAGCGGCAGATAAATACTATCCGCCATCAGCCGATCGAGGAACGGCATGGTGTCGGTCTGCACCAGTTCGGCGGCCCAAGTCGCCACCGTGGTGTTGGCCGGGTTGGCCACCGCGCGCAGCACCATTGAGGTGATTTCGTTATGGTTGGAGCCTTGGTACATATTGCGCAGCGTGGTCCCGAGGTCGGGATCGTGTGCCGCCTGTGCCTTGGTCCAGGCCGCCAGCGCCCGGAATTGATGATCGGAAAATTGCAGTTGCTTGCGCGGCTGCGCCGGCAGCGTCACCCGCTCCGGTGCCGGATCGGTCTTGGCCGGTTGCGGCGCCAGAATCTGGCCCTCGATCGCGGCCGGCGTCGTCACGGTGCGAGTTTCGCCGCTGCCATTGGTGAGCAGGATACGCTCGGACTGCTTGTGGCTTTCCAGTTCGGCGCGCGCGCTTGCGATCTGCCCCGGCAATTCGTCGCGGTAACGTTTGGTTTCTTCCTCGGTGAGGTCGAGTTTGCCGGCAAGTTCTTCGTAAGCGCCGAGCAGTGCGTTGACGTTCTGTTGCGCGTTCTGAATTTTAGTCGCGATGGTGGCTGAGATGGACATTTTCGTCCCCTGTGGCACGAGAGGTTGAGCGGCAGGCTTGCCATGAAACGCACGGTCGATCGTTCCCTGTTCGGTTGCAGGCTTGCGGAACAGCAAATTTTCGATGTCGTGCGGAATGTTGAGACTGCGAGAAATCGCAATCGCGTTCGGATTGGCCGGAACGGTGACGATCGAGCATTCCAGCAATTGCTGACGCTTGAAACGGCGGCCGCCACGGTTCGGTTGCTTGGGGTCGAGCGGTTCGCTTTCTTCCGGCTGAAATCCAACCGAGACGGTGCGCAACACTTTCTGATCGACCAGTTCGCGCACATAGCGCACGATCGGATAATCGGTTTCCATCCATACCAGCCGGCCGATCAGCCGGCCGCGATCAATCCGCAGATCGTACCAATTGCCGAGCACCACATCCTTGTTGTGGTTATACAGCGCCGGCGGCGGCGTCTTGATCGCGTCGAGCTGCCAGCCCTTGGCCTCGATGACGTCGCCCATCCGGTCAACGCTCTCGTCGGAGAGCACGAATTCGCGCGGGTTGTCGTTCGGCGGCGGCGCCGTTTTTTCGCGGATTTCCATGAATGGTCTTTCCTTGCTACGGCGCGATAAACCACGGGTCGGCGGTGACCCAATTCAATCCATGCGACAGCGTCGAGGTAGTGCCGGCATAGACAATGCGGATCATGTCGGTGTAGCGGCCCTCGATCAGCGGCGACGACATCTCGCCCGGCACTTGGATCGCGCATTGCCCGGCGGTGGGATCGACTACAATGATATTGACATCATCCTCGGTCAGCACGGTGTCGCCGGCCTCTGACTTCAGCGACCAGCAAACCTGTGTTGTTCCGCTCAGATCGAATGGCGCCCCGGTGTAGTCCAGCAGCGTCGCGTTGATCTGCCAGTCGTCGCCGGCAGTCCAATAATAATCCTCATGCGTCGACATCCGCCTTCACTCCCGTTTCGGCGCGACAAGTTCTCTAAAACCTCGCAATCAGATCGTGCCGCCCGGCCGCGCTTTGTTGCGCTATAAATCCCGGCGGCATCGATTGCCGCGCCACCAGATCGCGCACCTGGTTGATTGTCGAGGCGGTGGAATGCGCCGCCGCCGTCCCGATCCCCGCCGCATTGCCAACCGCGCGCGCCAGGCTGGTGCTGGTTGCGGTTGCTGTCCCGAATCCGGTCGCCTCGCCGCGGTTATCGATCGTCGCAACCGCGCTGCCGAACCCGGCCGCGCTGCCCGTCGTTGCCGATAGCGCGCGGCCGGTGGCCACTGCTGTGCCGATGCCGGTAGCGGCCTGGCCTGCCGCGCTGGTAATCCCGCGGCCAACCGCGCTGGCGGCGCCGGCGCCGGCCGCGCTGCCAGCATAAGTCGTCGCCACCTGGCCGACGGCAGTCGCGGTGCCGAACCCGGATGCGCTTCCGATATTGCCGGCCGCTGCGGCCCCGGTTGCGGTTGCTAACCCGGTGCCGGCCGCCGAACCGGTCGTTGCCGCCGTTGATCGCCCGGCCGCGCTCGCCAATCCCGTGCCGGGCGCACTGCCGGCACTGGCGAAGGTCGCCAGGCTGGCCGCGCTCGCGGTGCCAATGCCCGCCGCGTTACCGACGATGTTACTGATCGCGCGGCCGGCGGCCGCTGCGGCGCCAAATCCTGCCGCCGCGCCATTGCCGACCGCGGCCGACGAAAGCCCGGTGGCGGTCGAGGTGCCGGCCGCGTTGCCGACCGCCGTTGCCGTTGATCGGCCGCCGGCACTCGTGGCGCCGGCGCCGGCCGCCGCGCCAATAGACGCAACCGCGCTTGCACTGATCGCTGCTGTGGCGCCGACGCCGGCCGCCGAACCGCTGCCAACAGCAATCCCGGTCGCATTGGCGCTGACGGCGCTGCCGAACCCAGCCGCCGCGCCGATCGATCCGGTGCCCGAACCGCCGAACGCCGTCGCGGCGCCGGCGCCGGTCGCCTGGCCGGTCGTCGCCAATAAGGCGGTGGCGGTGGCCGCCGCGCCGCCCGTGCCGGCCGCGATCCCACGCACCGCTGGCGCGCCATTGGCAGAACCGGCGCCGGTCGCATTACCGGTCGCGGCGCTGGTCGTCCGGGTCGCACCGTTTGCGGTTCCAAGCCCGGCTGCACTGCCGGTAACCGGGATGATCGCGCGTCCTGACGCGGCT